CGCCGATGACTGACGCCCTCAAAGCACAAATTTCGCCTAAATTTTATTGTGAAAAATGCAACGTAACATGCAGCAAAAAAAGTGAATGGGACCGACATGAAACTACTCGAAAACACCAAATTAACACCGGATACTTACAAAAAGCGCCCTCTTATATTTGCGAATGTGGCAAATCATATAAGCATAGACAAAGTTTATTTACGCATAAACAGAGATGCAACGCAGAAATAGTGGCAGAAGAGCCAATCGAAAAACCACAAATTGCATCGATATCGAACGATATGATATTAAATTTGATAGAACAAAATAAAGAATTGCAGAAACAGTTAATCGAAATGTCTAAACAAACGAACGTGGTAAATAACAACACAACAAATAATACAATGAATAACCAATTCAATTTAAATGTATTTTTAAACGAGGATTGCAAAGACGCTTTAAATATTGCTGATTTTGTAGATTCATTGAAATTAACAGTAAACGATTTAGCACAAACGGGAAAATTAGGGTTTACACAAGGACTTACCCGTATTTTTGTGCAAGCTCTAAAGGAATTAGATGTGAACATGAGACCATTCCATTGCACAGATATTAAGAGGGAAACTGTTTATATAAAAGATCAAGACACATGGGAGAAGGAAGACGCAGAAAAAACGAAACTCCGTAACGTAATAAAGCAATTAGCTAGAAAGAATTTAAAAGTATTACCAGAATGGCAGGCAGCAAATCCTGAATATAAATATCTAGACACACCAGAAAATAAACAGTTTATGGAAATATCTATAAGTTCTTTAGGATCTGAATATGAAGATGAGCAAGATAAGATGGACGAAAAGATAATAAGGAATGTATTGAAAGAAGTCGTTCTAGATAAAAAAGTCGTTCCCGCAATAAAGTCGTAAACGCGTTTCTAGTGATATTTTTAAATATTATATATATTTAAAAATGAATAATAAAAATATTATTGTTTTTGTTCACACATGTAAGGCACTTTACGAAGAAAGAACGAAAATATTGCAGGAAACATGGACAAAAGGAAGACCAAACGTTGTTTTTGTAACTGATGATCCAGACCACAATCAAGAAAACTTTGTGTATTTGGGAGAATATAGGCGCGGCTTTGATCCTAATATAATTAGAAAAGTATTTGAACTTTATTTAACAAAGTATAGTGATTATGGATGGTTTATGCTTATTGATGACGATGCGTATTTGTTTATAGATAAATTGACTGAATATTTAGAATACTTTGATGAACGTGATAGCTATATGATCGGTGATTGGTTAAACTGGATTCCCTACGTGAACGATTTGCCAGAAATAGCGTTTTATAAAAAATTAGATTATAACTCTTGGTTTTCGGGTGGCCCGGGAATAGTTTTCTCAAAACCAGGTGTTGAAGATTATTTAAGAATGATATATTTATCTGATAAGCAAGGCCTAGTCGATGGAATGAAGTATGGTTATGATTTGTGGTTTGCGTATTTATTTTACTACGCTAGCGATCAAAAATCTGTCCGAAGGATTAACTGTCCTGGGTTTCACCAATATGGTGATACCGAAATAATTGCAAAGTATCCTAAGGATAGTAAGTTATTGATTTCCATTCACTTCAATAAAAAAATGGATGAATTGGTGAAGTTTCATAATACAGCATAATTTCTATGTTTATTATAATAGCAATATGAAAAAACGGTTTTCAAAAAAACGACTAACCAAAAAAAAGCGCCGACAAAATAAAAAAAGAATGTCTAGGGTTGGAGGACAAAGAGTATGGATGTATAATGGAAAATTATTCTTTAATAACAATGAATATTTTAACGGAAAAGATTTTTTTGAAAAACCTACTTCTCCAGGTGGGACAGAAAATACAATTTATGGAAAATTATTTGGTCACATGCAACCAAACATTGTTTCAATTTATGAGGTTACTGGAAATAGTGTAAAGATTGAAGTTTTAACTACAAATATTTTATTAAAAAGCGATCCAAATTATTTTAATATTGTAAAAACAAAAATGCGAGAGGTAAAGGATTATTTACAGAACAATGGAATAGTTTATTTTGATTGGAAATTAGATAATATAGGAATAGGATCAGATGGCGAATTAAAATTATTCGATTTTGACTGTTCTGGTATAATAAATGGCGGAAAATTATTAAATGGAAAAGATCTTAATGGTTGTTGGTCTTATCAACAAGCTCTAAGACAATTAGGTAATTTTACAGATCCAATAAATATAGATGATTATTTATTTGAACAATGTTTCGCTGGATTTCCATAAAAATAATTTATTGATGATACAATAAATTATTTCCTTTTTGTTTCTGTTTGTTGTTAAATTATTTAGGCCTCCTGAGCAGGGGCGGGCTTTCTGTCCTTCTTGGGACGGTTGTTGGTGCGACGGCGAACAGTGGTAAAATCACCATCACCTGAAGCAGCGGTTTGAGGAGCAGCGGGCCTAGTCCTGCGTTGTTGAGGGCGCTCGCGAGGAGCAGCAGGAGAATCCCCATCGTCACGCTGGGCGCGGTTGTTGCGACGGGTCTCGCACATCAATGCACCATTCTTTACACCTGAGATATCAGTGGCCTGGAACTCGTGATCCCCTGCACTCGACTTCACCAAGTTAAACTCAACATACTCGCCTTGAACCAAGTACTTGTATTGAGAATTGGTAACACGGATAGTAGAATAGTGGACAAAAATGTCCTTACCCGCGTACTGGCCATCGTTTACCGTAATAAATCCATAACCCGCCTTGTTGTTAAACCACTTAACTTGCCCCAAAAGACGATCGGGTACGCTTGAAGTATCTTGCTCGGAACTCATGGTAATCTGATTCGATTATAACATATATAAATTTTTGCTTTTATATTTGTTTCACAATTATTTTATTATTAATATATTATATAATGAAACCAATATTGATTAGTAGTAGAAAAATTTCATCCATCGTATTGTTGTTATTATCATTATTGATATCTATTACTTTAGGATCATGGAATGTAGGCGAATTATTGGGTACAGATTCTCTAACAACCGTTGTACAACCATCGTTCTAAAAAATTGAATGCGCAATGCTTTTTATTAATTATGATAAAAATTATAATTAATGGACGTAGAAAATCCAATACATGTAGATGTTATTCAAGAACTTGTCCCTGTACGTATTCCAATAGCAAGAGCTGTTAGAACAGAAGTAGAAGGACGAGAACTTATTGAGCCGAAGTCAGATACTGATAATAATCTATGGACTAAATTAGAATATTGGTCAGCTTTAACATTTCTTGTATTGTCGTTTATGACAATTTTAGGAGGATTCGTGGTGTTTATAATATGGCTTAATAATCCAGAACTGTTTGGTTCAAATGTTTAAAAACTTCCTTCAGTGCTTCATAATTTGGAACGCTTTCATAAGTTAAACCATAGCAATAATTTAAATATTTGTGTATTTTTTCATTTATTTTTAGACATAACGGTTCTATATTTTCCCATGATTTCAAAACACATCGTTGTTGGTTTTTAGGATGCATTATGTGAATTTCATCGTAACAGCTAGTAGTTTTATCAGAAATCAAGCTATCCCAAGGAAGTTCTTTGCAGAATAAATACATGTATAAATATCCCAATGATATTAGATCATCACGTCGCGAACTGTTAGACCCATTATGAATGAATTTACTAACGTATTTCGGCGTTCCAACTATATTGTTTATATCAATTTGTGGTATGTGGTTACCTTTCTCATTTACATAAAACGTTGCGAATCCAAAATCGATTAAATAAATTTCTTCATTAGATATCATGAAGTTTTGTGGTTTAACATCCCTGTGGATAATGTATTTTGTATGAATATTTTCAATAATATCAACGCACGCACACATTATTTTATCTAACTTTTCTTGTGAAACAGCACTACTTTGACAATAATTGTAAAGAGAAATACTATAATGAGACATAACAAGATAGTTATATTGTTCATCAACGCCAAACCAGTAAACTATTGGGGTACTTCTAGATCCATGATCATAAAGGTATTTCATAATATTGGTTTCGTTTTTTAATAAATTAATAGGGGCTTTTTTATTTTCTAATTTAATAGCAACTTCTGTGTTGTTTTTTAAATTAGTTCCTTTATAAACTACTCCAAATTTTCCATGGCCAATTTTATATAGTAGTTTATATTTTTTATTAATTATGCTATTCATTTTAGATAATATTTAATAATGTTTATATTATCTAACGTAACTATATATGTGGACAACAATAAATACATTTAAAGACAGAATTGGAATTGGCGCATCATTTTATTTGTTATTGGTGTTTTTTAATGCGTTGTACTTTCTAACAATATTCGGCATAGTTTATGTGGATGCTTCGTATTTAAATACATTCAATATTGCAGTTCATACCATTTTATGTTTGTTTTTAATTTACCGGTTTAACCCAATGAGAAAAAGCATAGAAATAACAAGATACGATCAAACAATTATATTTAGTATATCAATATTTTTGTTAGTAAACATGGGTATAATAGAAACGTTGAAATCTCTATATGTTGATGGAACAACTTTATTTGCAAATGATACAAAATCTTCTTTATAATTATTAATATCATGACAGAAAAAATAGATATTAATGATTTATTTGAGAAAGCGATGAGTGATCCGACGCTTTTTTCGACAATGGATATCAATAAACTTCTAGAATCCATAGAGAACGATAAAAACGACTATTTAGAAAATAAGTCGATGAAAATAATAACTCGGGAAATTTATGAGAAAGTAAATAGTTTCTCAATTAATCCGAATTTATGCTTTGAATATTGTCAGAAATTGGTAGGGTATCGAATGGTAGATGATATTCATGAGTTACACAAAGGTAAACATGTGCGTTGGATAAGAGAAAGTTCTCCGAAATTGACTAATGGCGGAATAGTAATGGATATTAAGTTTTTAGATACAGGGACGCATGTTTTATGCATGAGCAACGGGAATAGGTTTATTCAGATTAAATTCGACGATTGCATAATATTTCAAAAGATGTCTCTAGAGGAACAGTTAATCATGATGGCGTACGACTACCTAGATAAAGGGAACCAAGAAAGGGAACCTAGGTTCCCTTTAGATC